TTAAACTCTTGATTTGCTTATCTATTTAGTTCTTTAAAAATTATATATTTACAAGTCTATAAAATATCTCTATTTGGGCTTTATTAACCAGCAGGAGAAGTTATGAAAATAGAAAAGATAATAGCTAAACTTGAAAAGGCACAAGATAAGATCAATGCAGAATTTGATTCTTTGCGTGATATGTTAGAAGATCATCTTGAAGAAATGGAATCAGATGAGACGTATGATGATACTGACGAAGATCTAGACGAAGATCTAGAAGATACTGACGAAGAATAATCCAATTAGATAAGCTGTAAAGCTGGAAGGTTATCGCAACCTTAAAAATAATGAATATCAAATTATTAAGTGGGAAAGTCTATGACTATGTAATAATAGTTCTATTCCTATTTTCTGTATTTTTTGTAGGAACATTTTTTCCTAATCAACTCGTCAAGGAAAAGATTAGGCAAGAAACAATTAAACATATCAAAGCAATAGGTTCATTCTACGAACCCAAGATAGACACAAGTTCCAGCGACAAATTCATAGACTCAATGAAAAAATGTGTAGCTTACATTAATATTGATTTAAACAAGCAGGAACAAATACCAACATTACTAATTATAGCACAAGCCATTGTAGAATCTGATTATGGTACAAGCAGGTTTGCTAAGGAAGGTAATGCTCTTTTTGGAGTTAGAGTTTGGTCTAAGAACGGAATACTTCCATTAAAACAAGACGCATCTATTAACTGGAGAATTAAAACTTACAAAACAAAATGCAGTTCAGTAAAAGATTATGTATCAATATTAAACAACAATCATCACTATTCTGAATTTAGAAATCTAAGACAAAGAACAAAAGACCCTATTAAATTGGCAGAAACATTAGGCAACTATTCTACTTCACAAACGTACCGAATAGAGATAGTTAGAATGATAAACAAGATTAAGGATAAAATATAATGGCTAACGAAACCACTTCTACAAGCACAGCAGTTTTATATACCAATCGTAAAGCAAAAGGCACTTATAGAGTTTACAAACCCAAACCTTTAAAGATGCCAAAAAGGAAAAAGAAATGAAAAAAGCTATTTACGACAGACCAAGACCAGCAAGACTTGGCAAACCAAAACCATTTAATACTAAAACTAAAGCTTATAAAACTGCAAGACGTTCAGCAGGTCAAAAGTTCGGCAAGAAAAATAGCTTTGTTAAAAACCTATACATAGCAAAGAAGCTTAAAAGAAAATGAACCTACCTAACGAGATAGTCTTTGGAAGCAGACTTATTAAGTTAAACCTCATTGACCACGAATTAGCTTCTAAGAAGAACATATTTGGACAATTTGAATATAGTAAAAACCTAATGACTTTAGACAAATCATTAGACCCTATTGAGATGAGTAATACTTTGTTACACGAATTATTCCACTTACTACATGATGAATACAAAATAGATTTAAGTGCAAAAGCTGAAGAAATATCCTGCAATTCATTAGCTAATGGTATGTGCCATATACTTTATCAAAACCAAGATTTATTAGACTTCCTTTACAAATCTCTTAAAAAAGAATAATTAGCATATTACGATACATCAATCGGTTAATATGGCTAAAGATATACTAGTAATAGATAAAGAAGAAAATAGAGGGAGACCGAATTTTGACTTTACCCCTAAATTACTAGATCAGATAAAAGACTTAGCCAGTTATATGTGTACCAAAGCAGAAATAGCCAGAATTATTGGTTGTTCTGAATCTACACTTCAAAGAAATCAATTAGCCCAAGAATCTTATGAACTGGGGGTTGCACAAGCAAAAAAGTCTATTAGAAAAACCCAATTTGATATTGCTACTAAACTTAATTCCAGTATTATGGCTATGTGGTTAGGTAAAGTTTATCTTGGACAAACCGACAAGATACAAAATACTGACGACAATATTCCTTTACCGATCTACGACATAGTAGAAGAACCAAAAGAAGTTATTGAAATGAAGGAAGTTAAAAATGAGTAAATGTATATTCTGTCATAAACTGATGATGAACAAATTAGAGCAACACGTTAAAGCTTGTTCTAAATGTATTGTAGATTTACTTTCCAAGAAACATAATTTAAAAGTTAAGAAACAAGCACCAATAATAATTAACACTAGAAAAAATGGTTAAATTTAGTTTAAGAAGTTCAGATAAGAATAAAAAAGGTGGATTAAGTGCATCTGGTAGAGCAAGATACAATCGTGCTACTGGAAGTAATCTAAGACCACCAGTAAAGGGCAGACCAAATACAGCAACAGAATTTAGACGCAAAGGTTCATTCTTAGTTAGAATGGGTAGTAGTAGAGGTAGATTGTTTGACGAGAAGGGCAACAAAACTAGACTAAAGCTATCATTAGAAGCTTGGGGATATAGAGGCAGAAGTAAACCTGAAGCAGTAGCTTTGGGCAGAAGGTATTTAAGAACATATCAAAACAAAAAGAAATGATACAATGTGTGGGCGAAAGAAACCAAAGATGTTAGATAAGAAAATGCGAGGGACAAACGACTTAGAAGTAATCATTTATAATCTTAAAAAAGAAATAGATAGACTAAACGAAGAACTACAAGCCAAAGATATTGAGTTAAAAAAACTTCAGTCTAATGATTAATGTCTTTATTGGATATGATAGCAAAGAGAAAATAGCTTACCACATATTAGCCGAGAGCATACTAAGACACAGTTCAGTACCAGTATCTTTCACACCAATTTACTTACCTAACATTAAAGATTCATTTAATAGACCAAAGAATAGCTTATCATCTACTGAGTTTTCTTTTAGCAGGTTTATAGTTCCTTACCTTATGAACTATAATGGTTGGGCATTATTCCTAGATTGCGATATGCTATTTAAAACTGACATCAAAGAACTATGGGATTTAAGAAATGATGATTATGCAGTTATGGTTTGTCAGCATGATTATACACCTAAGCACTTATCTAAGTTCGGCAATCAAATACAAACTGTTTATGAGAAAAAGAACTGGTCTAGTTTAATGCTAATGAACACAGCTAAGTGTAAACAGCTTACAAAAGAATATGTTGATACTGCATCAGGATTAGAACTTCATCAATTCAAATGGACTGACAAAGTAGGTGGCTTACCTTTAGAATGGAATTGGTTAGTTGGAGAATATCCACACAATCCTAAAGCTAAGAACATACACTTCACAGAAGGTGGTTGTTACTTTGATAAGTACGAGACTTGTGATTACTCATCAGATTGGTTTGATGTTTATACGAATACTGTTAAGATTCAATTATGAAAGCTTTTGTAACTGGTTGCGACAAAGACTACATAGATATACTTGATTGGTTCTTAGAAGGTTATCATAAGCATATTAAGATTCCATTATACATAGCCAACTTTGGAATGTTAAAACAATATCCTAATTCATTCTTAGTTGCTTCAGATGGCAGGACTTGGTTCTATAAACCTAAGGCAATAGAAAAAGTACCAGCAGATAAAATTATTTGGTTAGATTGCGACATAGAAATTAAAGAAGATATATCGGATTTGTTTGATATGCTAGATGACTGCGATTATCTTGTTAGTAAAGACCATGCAGTCAGAACTGACAGATGGCAAACTGGAATAGTGGGTATAAACAATAAACAAGTTCTAAAAAAATGGTTTGATAGATGTGAGATGAGACAAGAACGAGGAGATCAAGAAGCATTTAACATAATAGCACACGAGTTTAAGATCAATAGAATACCAGACAATTATCATGGGTTAAGATTAGGTAAGAATAATGATATAGCTAAAACAATACATTGGACTGGAAATGATGGAAAAGAAATTATTAGAGAGAAGATTCGTAAGTCAGAACAAAAATCCAAACATAATCTCAGTACCAATTAAGTTCATTAAGTATTCAAATCAATTTAACAAACATAATTGGCTTAGTCTTAAAGTAAGATCAGAACGAGATAATTTATATCTAAATGACAATTTAGCTAAACGCAGATTAAAAACATTACCTAAGATTGATAATCTATTTAACCCTATAATAGTTTGGGCTAGTGATTATTTGATCTGCATATTTGGAAACAAAAGACTAAAGACAGCTATTGATAAAGGTTACACACATATAGACTGTTTAATTTATAATAACTTTGAACAAGCAGTAAGTATTGGGAATAGTATTTGGAATACATTTAAACAATATGGTCTATCTAAAGTTGATTATTTATTAACAACTGATAATCAAGCTATACTAAACATAGACAAATATATGGTGGAAGAAAAACAGTTCATAGATACTTACGCAACACACCAACAAGTCTTAATCCAAGAAGCTTTAAAGTCTAATGAAGATATAATGGAAACTGGTTGTGGTTATTATTCTACACCATTGTTAGTTGAGATAGCAAAAGCTAAAGGAGTTAAATTAATATCATTTGTCCAAGAAATTAATTGGGCTAGAAGATTTGACTATTTAATCGGTTCACATTATCAGCAAATACAAATAGACTTTAAACAAGAAATACCATTAACACAAAGATTTGGAATGTGCTTTTTAGACCATGAACAATTTGTAAGAGATAGAATCAAACATCTTAACAACATATTAGAACATACTAATACAGTAGTAGTGCATGATGCTGATAGAGTTCAATCATTTGCTTTGTTGCATAAACCATACACTATTGAAATGCACAAACAATTAACACCTCACACAGCAGTTATTAGAAATGTTTAATCCTTACGAATACTTTAAAGGCAAGAATGTTTTATTAATTGGTAATGGCGAGAAGTTAGCAGATATAAATTACGACAATTACAATTCAATAGTTAGAATGAATCTTGGAATACAAGATAGTCCATGTCATGTATGGATTAACAATTTAGTAAACGAAGGACATAATAAATTAAAAGAAATTCCACGCATACAAAACATAGTTAGATTAAACTTTGAAAAAGATGGTAAGAGAGCAGAACGTATGCCAGATTGGGTTAAGAAAAAAGCTTGGCTATGGAACAAAGAAGAATACAACTTAATGATACAAATATATAACTATCCAAGACCAACTACTGGTTTCGTTTCAATCTATTGGTTACTTAATTACTGTAATTGCAAAGTAACTATTACAGCATTTGATTTCTTTAAAACTAAGAATAGATATACAATGGAAGATACAAACCATATTGGAACACCAAAAGGTTATAATCATGATGTTAAATTGGAAGAAGAAGTTATTACTAAACTTATTCAAAGAGGAATTATAAATGCCATTTAGTAAACCACAACTAGACGTATATAATTGTCCAAATAGATTTAGAGTTTTAATTACTGGCAGAAGATTCGGCAAGACTCACTTAGCCATGTACGAACTATTAAGATTCGCAAGTCGCAAACCTAACTCAAAGATATTCTATGTAGCACCTACTTACAGAATGAGTAAGGAGATTATGTGGAAGCAATTAAAGAAACTTACAACTGAAAAGAGATGGATTAAATATGCCAATGAAACAGAACTATCTTTAGTATTAAGGAATGGTTCGCAGATAAGTTTAAAAGGTGCTGATAAATCACCAGACAATTTACGAGGAGTGGGTTTGGACTTCCTACTACTTGATGAGTATGCAGATATACCAGTTGAAGCTTGGACAGAAGTGTTGCGACCAACAATTTCAGATAAGCACGTTACTGGTAATGTATTATTTATAGGAACACCTAGAGGATTTGGTAACTGGTCTTATGAGATATATCAAAAGGGTTTAGGAGATGACCCTGAGTGGAAGTCATTTAAGTTTACTACATTAGATGGTGGTCAAGTTGATAAAGACGAGATTGAACAAGCCATGAAAGATTTAGACGAGAGAACATTTAGACAAGAATATTTAGCATCATTTGAAACCTACTCAGGAGTTGTTTACTATAACTTTGATCGCCAATTAAATGTACAAGAATGTAAGTACGACCCTAAACTTATGATTCATATTGGAATAGATTTTAACATTGACCCACTATCAGCTTGTCTATTTCATATTAAGAACGGAGTTAGTTATTTCTTTGATGAGATAGTTATTTACAGTTCTAATACTGATGAGTTAGTTGATGAATTATTATCTAGGTATGACAAGACAAAGATAATAGCTTACCCAGACCCAGCATCAAGACAACGTAAGACATCAGCAGGTGGCAGAACAGATTTAACTATATTGCAAAATGCAGGTTTTAATGTTAAATGTAAATCCACTCATGCTTTAGTTAGAGATAGAGTCAATGCTGTAAACAGTAAACTAAAGTCATTTGATGGTAAGAGAAGTATTTTCATTAATCCTTCTTGTAAAACTTTAATAAATTCTTTGATGAAACAAGTGTATAAAGAAGGAACAAATCAACCTGAGAAAAATAATGGTTACGATCACATGACTGACGCACTTGGTTACGCAATAGAATATTTATTTCCAATCACTTCAAATCTACCTAAATCACAACCTAAAAGATTTTCATAATGGCATATACAAGACAAGAAATAGAACAGCAACATTCACAATACAAAGGTATGATGCCAAGATGGGAATATTACATCAGATCATATTTAGGTGGCAAAGAATACCAAGATGGAAAGTTCCTACAAAATTACCAATTAGAATTAGAATCAGAATATTTTAAAAGACTTAGCTATACTCCATTAGATAACCACGCAAGAAATGTAATAGATATTTATTCATCATTTCTATTTAGAGTTTTACCAACTAGAGAACTTGGAACATTATCAGACGACCCATCAGTAGATCAATTTTTAGAAGATTCAGATTACGAAGGCAGAACATTTGATGCTCTAATGAGAGAAGTACAAAACTATGCTTCTGTTTATGGACATTGTTGGATTATCGTGGACAAACCATCTACGAATGTAATGACTCGTGGAGAAGAATTAGAACAAAATATTAGACCATATATAAACGTATATACTCCTGAGAATGTATTAGACTGGAACTATACTAGATCACCAAATGGTTATTACTATTTAGACTATGTAAAAATTAGAGAGTCTATTGAAAGCACTAGAGAAGTTTATAAACTTTGGTACGAGGACAGAATAGATACAGTAGAATTAATGACTGGCAATAGAGATGAACCAAGATTAATAGAATCTTTACCTAATCCTATTGGCAAGATTCCTTGTGTAATTCTTTACAATCAAAGATCACCAATGCGAGGTTTAGGAGTTTCTGATTTGACTGACATAGCTGATTTACAAAAATCTATTTACAATGAACTATCTGAGATTGAACAAATTATAAGAATATCAAATCACCCTTCACTAGTTAAGACAAGAGATACTGAAGCTGTCGGTGGTGCAGGTTCTATTATAGAAATTCCTGATAACATAGATGCAAACTTGAAACCTTATATGTTACAACCAAGTGGAAGTAATTTAGATGGAGTATTAAAATCTATTGCACACAAAGTAGAAGCAATAAATAGAATCTCTCATGTTGGGGCTATAAGAGCAACTGGTGAAAGAGTACAATCTGGTATTGCACTTAGAACTGAATTTCAATTATTAAATGCAAGACTAGCATCTAAAGCAAAGTTAATGGAATTAGCAGAAGAACAAATTTGGAGACTATTTGCACTATGGCAAGAGACAGTATTTGACGGAACAATAGAATATCCAGTTACATTTGATATTAGAGATTGGGCAACTGATTTAGAATTATTACAATCTGCGAAAGCTTCTAATATTAAATCAAGTACATTTACAAAAGAACTAGATAAACAAATTGCAAGAACAGTAATTGAAGATGATGAAATGCTTACAACAATAGATCAAGAAATAGATGGGAATACAGTAGCACTAGGAGACTTCCCACAACAACCTATAACATTACCAACAGTTTAATGTGGCACAAGATTTATTACAGCAACTTCAAAGCATAAGAGAAAAAGCAGTAGATTCTTTACAAGCACAACATCAAAAATTATTAAACGATACTCTTAGAACATTAGAGCAAAGAGTAGTCCAATCAGTATCAGAACTACCTATTAAAGATGGTGTATTATTTAATACAAGACTTGCCATTGAGATTAGACCCAAACTACAACAAGCAATAGAAGAACTTTACTTAGCTAAGGTACAAACATTAATAAATGATTACGATAAGATAGCAGGAACGATTGTATCTACTTATGGAAAGCTTCCTATTCCTATTGAGTTTAAATCTATTACTGAAGCCGATCTAGTTACCATTCAACAACTAAAAAAGATTGCATTTACTC